TGACTTTGATACTGGAAACGTAAGATACAAAGCTAGAGAAAGATACAGATTCGGTGTATCTGACTACAGAGGTATCTTCGGATCTTCAGGAGCAAGTTAATCGTAAAAATTTTGTGGCGGGACATAATCTCGCCACAAATTATTATTAATATAATAGAAAGAAAAAATGACAAAAATTCTAGTAAATATCTGGGCCTATAATCATCACTCTAAATTTGAAGTAGAGTGTGAAAATAACCCTATTTCACTAGAAAAAGCTATACTTGACAAGTTAGGAGAAAAAAGTATAGTTTGGGAATATCTCGGAAATTCTTATGATGACCGAGTAAATAGAATAACCTATGAGGAGGTTATAGATGGTACAAGACCTGTACAAACAAAAAAGGTCCTTGGAGTTGAAGTGGCAGTTGGAGTATGAACAAGAAGGCAAATATACTCTGGATATGGTCGAAATTGATAAAAAAATCAAAGAAGTTATCACTGAGATCAAGCTCGAGGAATCTAAGATTGCAGATAGAGAAAATGCAATTGTTAATGCCGCTCCACAAGTTTCTGTAGCTACTTAAACAAAAGCTACATCGCTGAAATCGCACTTTCTTTTAAGGCTCTCTTGCACTCTACTAAAATCTAATATATAACTATTTTACTATACAATTTATTAATTGAATATCGACGCGTATAGTCGACGGCCTAGAGACGATATTCACATTAACTAGGAGAATAATTATGGCAAGATCAACGTTCGCAGGACCAGTAAGATCCTTAAGAGGATTCTTAGGAACAGGTCCAGAAATGGCACAATCGATTACCGGCACAGTAGATGGTGGAACAGACATCGCTGGTATAGATAAATACCAAGGAAAAATTATACAGGTTGGAAACGCTAACACTGTATTTAATTTACCTTCAATCATAGACACAGCTACTTCAGCAGTGGCAGGTTCAGACGATCCAAATTCGTCAAATAGAGTTGGAATGAAGTATCACTTTATTATGACTGCAAGTTTAACAGCTGCTAACACTTTTGTTTTAAATGCAGGAACTGCTGCTGGTAGAACAACAGCTGATGTTTTCAGAGGAATGGCAATCTACAACAATACAGCAACTGATCCAGGGGCTGTAACTGCTTTTACAGCAGGTGGAACTGACACATTGACTTTGACAGCAACAACTAAAGGTGGACTAGAAGGCGCTCAAATTGAGTGTCAAGCAGTCGATGGTTTAATTTGGCAAATAAGCGCACAACTAATTGGTAATGGTGCATTTGCTCAACCTTGGAGCTAATAGATAAATAATTATTGTGGGCCTTCGGGCCCGCAATTAAATAATTAAGGAGAATAAATTATGGCAATGACATCAGATGTTAGACAATGTATTCCATTAGCAGCAGATGGACTGGCTCAAAAATATGTTGGCACAAGTGCTACCACTATTACTAAAGCAAGAATCAATAATGTTTATGGTCAAGCAACTGCAGCTGACGCTGAAATAAAAATTTATAATGAAGCAACTTCGGATAAGACAGCTTCTAAATTAATATTTCATGTTAAGTTTTCAAATGCAGATAATCATGGACAGAGTTTTGAAATTCCTGGAGATGGAATTTACTGTGATGCAGGAATGTATGTTGATTTAAATAATTGTGATTTTTGTACAGTAATTGGCACATTTACATAAGGAGTAGCCAATGGCGTTTTCAGGTACAACTACATTCGAGAAAACATTCTCGATCGATGATATTATAACTGAAGCTTTTGAAAGATTAGGTTTCTTTGATTACTCTGGTAATGACTTACGTTCAGCTAGAAGATCATTAAATATAATGCTTCAAGAGTGGGATAATAGAGGTATCCATTTTTGGCAAGTTAGAGAACACGCATTTAGTTTAGTTAATGGTCAAAACGAATATGTAATTTATAGATCACCAAGTGATGGTGCATCAGACGGAATTACAACTACTTTAACATCGGCTATTATTGCAACCACTTTAACTATTCCTGTTGCTTCTGTGGCCCAGATGCCTGCTTCAGGTAAAATAAAAATCAATAACGAAATAATTCAATACAGTTCTATTTCAGGAAATAATTTAATTGTTACTTCAACAGCTGATAGAGGAATCGATGATACAACAGCTGCTGGTCATGCACAAAATGATTCTGTAAATAACTTTGTAAATATGGCTTCTGATCTTTTAGAATCTAGTTACAGAACTTCGGCTAATGTAGATTCACCTTTATCAAAGGTAAACAGATCACAATATTCAGCTTTCTCAAATAAAACTGCTACAGGGCAACCTTCTCAATATTGGGTGCAAAGATTGATAGATAGAGTAACAGTTACTTTATATTTAACTCCAGGATCTTCTCAAGTTGGAGATTATATTTATTTTTATTATATACAAAGATTACAAGACGCAGGTAAATATACTAATGAAGCAGATGTAGTTAATAGATTTGTACCTTGTATGTGTGCAGGTTTAGCTTACTATGTATCACAAAAGAAGGCTCCTCAAAGAACACAAGAAATGAAATTACTTTACGAAGACGAATTACAAAGAGCATTAGCTGAAGACGGTTCATCTGCTAGTGTTTACTTGTCGCCTAAAACTTATTATCCGGAGATCTAATGGCAAAGTTTGCAAAAGGGAAACACGCTTTAGCAATCTCTGATAGAAGCGGTTTAGCTTTCCCGTGGAGAGAAATGGTAACTGAATGGAATGGTCAGTTTGTACATTATTCAGAATATGAACGTAAGCAACCACAGTTAGAACCAAAACCGTTTATTGCTGATCCACAAGGTTTAGAAAAAGCTAGGCCTGCAAGAACAGAATTTCCAACAGAAGATTTTTTACCTAATGATCCTTTTACAACTGCAGTAGCTGATAAAACAGTTTCAGTATCTTTTGAAAATGGTGCTATGCAATTAAATGATATTGTAAGATTTAGAGATGTAAAGTCGATGGTAGGTGGAGTTGATCAACCTACACTGCAAGTATCAGGGATGGTTTTACAAGGAGATATTACAAGCACGGACACTACAATAACATTAGATTATACTTCTGGAATGCCTTCAGCTGGATTTATTGTTATTGAAAAAATAAATAGTAATGGACAATTTGAAAATGAAGTTATTGAATACACAGGAATTTCAGGAACTGATTTAACTGGATGCGTTAGAGGAACAAGCGCTCAGTATCGAGGAGAGGCTCCTAGAAAAACTACAGCGACTTCTCATTCTAGTGGAGCTAAAGTATTTGGAGCATATAAAATTACAGCTCTCACAACTAGAACTGAAAATACTGCTGGTATGCCTGCTACAACAACTACACAAACAGGTTTTGATTTTGAATTAGCTGATAATGCTTCGAGCACAGCAACAGGGGGTGGTTTTCAATGTACAATTGGACCAATAAATGATAGAGGTTAATTATGACATATACAGAACTATTACAAAAAATTAGAGATTATACAGAAGTTGGATCAGCAGTTTTATCTGACACTATTTTAAATGGTGTTATTCTTGATGCAGAATACAGAATATTTAGAGATATAGATTCTGATAATAACAGAAAATATGTATCAGCTAATTTAATAGCTTCTACTAGATTTATTGACGCTCCCACAGATGCTTTAATTATTAGATCTGCTCAAATTGTAGATACTGAATTAGCCGATGGAAACACAGATCAAGTAAGAGATTTTTTACAATGGAGAGACACCAGTTTTATGTCTGAATTTAATCCAACAGCGGTTACTGGAGTGCCAAAATATTACAGTTGGTGGGATGAAAATAGAATTATTGTAGCTCCTACACCTGATCAGACTTATATAATTCAGTTAAATTATATCTTGAAAGATCCTGGATTATCGAGTACAAATACAACAACATATATAAGTACAAACTTTCCCAATGGACTTCTATATGCATGCCTTGTCGAGGCTTATGGTTTTTTAAAAGGGCCACAAGACCTCTTGCAATTATACGAACAAAAGTATAAACAAGTGGTAGAAGGCTTCTCTATTGAACAAATGGGAAGAAGAAGACGAGACGAATATCAAAGTGGTGTTCCTCGTATAGGTAAATAGGAGAATAAATTATGGCTATAACACAAGCGATTGCAAACAACTTTA